ATGTTTGGAGAAAGATTAAAGGAAATAAGAATAGAAAGTAAATTAACACAAGAAGAATTAGGAGATATGGTCGGCGTATCAGGTAATACCATAAGTAAATATGAAACTGGTGATCGTGAACCATCTTTAGATATATTAACACGGATAGCAAACTACTTTAATGTTTCTCTTGATTACCTGCTGGGTAGAACCGACTTAACTACTCCGCCTTATACAATTAATGCAATCAAAACAAAAAGTGAAGCTAAATACTTTGACCTTATAATTAAAATTATTATAAATAATATTGATAAGATCCCCTTTATACATTCTATTCTTAAAGCATTTGATGAAAATAAGGATGTATAATTTAGTACCTTAAAGTCATATAACATTGAGTTTATATATCCTTTAAAATAACCTAGATATCTCCCTTTATAAATTAGTACGTAACCTTTACCTTTTTAATAATTACCTACTTATATCTCCCCCCTATGGCTCCTTTTATAAAAAACAAAAAAAAGAGCCCCAAATTTTGAAAGTAAAATTTGCAAACTCCTTCATCTTCTTAAAGACTATAATTTGTAGCCTCCATCTGACTTTTATCAGATGTAATTTCAATTCTCCATAGCCAGTATTAACTGGATATTTTTATTATAAGGAATCTTACATAGTAATGTCAATTTTTACTGCCGTATTTTAATTTAACAAAAGATTGTACAGACTACGTATATATTGTAAAATATAACCAAAGAAAACGTAAAATTAAGGTGTGTTTTATACAAATGTGAAAGGAGTATTAAATATGGGAGCTAAAAATAAAGTTATAGCTGGTGACTATGTTGGTGGTAACATAATGACTACTCTAGGTATGACGGCAATTGGTATTTCTTTTGGTAAAAACCTTTATCTTGATAAGAGAACTGTCGAGGGCTACGAAGTAGTTACTGATGAACACAGAAAAAGTGCTGCAAGCGGTGTTGCCAGAGGGTTAATAGGTGGTGCATTACTCGGTCCTGTCGGATTATTAGCAGGAGGCCTATCTGCCAAGAATAAGGGGGTATACACTTTAGCAATCAACTTCAAAGACGGGAAGAAAAGTTTAATTGAGGTAGATGATAAAATTTATAAAAATATAGTTAAAAACTGCTTCTAAAAAGCGGTTGGTATAATTTTGATATAAAAAAGGCTGCACAGCTAAAGTGCAAGCCTTTTTTAATGGAGTATTGTATGAAAAAGTATTATAATTATGGCCATTTTATTGATGATTATAACATCATATTTTAAATAAGACCCATTTACAGGTCCTGAGTTCGTATTTTATCTCAAACACCCTCTCTAATCCGTTTATAAGACTCTGGCATTTATACACCAGGGTATTATTCCCGGCTAGTTTTTCAATATCCTTCTGCAGGATTTTATCTATTTTTATTACTGTATATCCTTCAGGAGTTTCTAATCTAAATCTTACCGGAGTGGGACTGCCGTCTTTCGTAAACCATGCAACCATCTCTATGGGTTTTACTATTACCTTCAACCCTATTCACACCTTTTATTTATAATATACTTGTCATGACCGGATAACTTTCTTCCCCTATTCCTCCGTTTATGGGGCTAAGGCCGGAATGAAGGAAAGAGCCTCTAATAATAGCAGCGGTTCCATATTTCAATCTTACCTTATCGATTGTGTTATCTAAATCTCTTGTTTTTTCTATATCCTTATCATCAAACATGGTTGTCTGTATAAATTCATTAGTACATAACTCGGATGCTCTCACACCAAGATTACGCACAGGCTCACCTTTCCAGACTTCGTCAAACAATGCAGCAGCTACTCTCCAGATTTTTGCAGTTGAATCTATAGGGTAATAAAGTTTACGCTGCCGGGAGTAACTTATAAAATCATGGCTTTTAATGCTTATTGCAACCAGATTGCAGCAGCTCTCCTGGTGCCTTAACCTCATACCTACCATTTCACATAGAGATAATAATATTAAATGTGCTTCTTTACGGTCCGTTACATCAAAGGAAATTGTAGTAGAATTGCCTATACCTTTAACATCAATGACGTTGCTCTTCCGGACATCCGAATTTTCATTTCCATTCGCAAAATTCCATATTACTATTCCGTGACTCTTTAATTTGGATTTTAGTATATCTGAGTCATAGGCAGCCAGATCACCTATCGTAAATATATTTAGCTTATGTAGCTTCGGTGCTGTCGCTCGCCCTACCATAAACAAATCTTCCACCGGCAGAGGCCACATTTTTTTACTTATTTCATCAGGATACAGTGTAGTCACTGCATCTGGCTTTTTTAAATCGGAGCCCATCTTGGCCAGAAGCTTATTGTTAGATATACCTATACTAACCGTAAAACCCAGTTCATGTTTTATACGGTCCTTAATGCTATAAGCAAGCTCAATAGGGTCGGGGTAATGATATTCCATACTCGTAAAATCCAGAAACATTTCATCCACGGAAAACCGCTGGATTGCCGGTGTATAATCATTTAATATGTCAATCATCGCATTGCTGGCCATCATATACAATTCATAATGCGGGGGTATAACTATAAGCTCAGGACATTTCTGCCGGGCAGAAAATAGTGTCTCCCCCGTCTGGATGTTATACTTCTTTGCCGGGATGGACTTCGCGAGAACGATTCCATGCCTGCTCTCGACATCCCCTCCTATGACTGACGGTATATCTCTTAAGTCAAGACTGCTTCCCTGCTGCATCCGGTACGCTGCCTCCCAGGAAAGGTAAGCGCTATTTACATCAATATGCATTATAAGTCGTTGTTTGCTTTTGCTTGTCAAGATTAACCCTTCTTTTCTGCATTTGTATTTATTATATGCGAACATAAGTTCTTATACAACCGAGAAATTATGGTAATCATTTGTCGAAAAGTTTTTCTTAATTATTTGATATTGGGGGTTGTAAATCATACTTGATTATAGTATACTTAAATCAAGATAGAAAATTGAGAGGGGATAAACAAATGGTAGAATTAATAGGCACTGAAAACCAAGTTAAATGGGCAAATGACATCAAGAATGATAACATAAGAGTAATAGAGAGAGAACTTGAAGCTATAGCAGACAGAAGCAGCCGTGATGAATGGTATGCTAATGATGAAAAGGTAAAGACTTACACGGCAAGAGTCAGCAAGGCCTTAGATGAAATCAAGAATGACACTACTCATATTTATGCATCATGGTGGATTGAGCATAAAGGAATAGCAAACGCATATATACAAAAAATTAAAAAAGCAGTATTTAACGGTTAGTATAATACAGGAGGAATTACAATGGTTGATAATACTATAAAAGACAGGTCATATTGCTTCGGCCGCTTAATGGCCCTTACACAATTTTTAGAATTAAATGTGCCCCCAATAGCAAAAGAGGGGCGCACTCTTATAGACCAAGAGTGGAGTAATATTGTAAAATACCCAATTAAATGGCATGATGTGCATGCAAGAGTCCTGTCCACAAGGGTATCGGATAAGGTCTACAAAGCAAAGACCACCGTCGAAGACGAGATAACTTATATTGTATCAGAGATTATAAATCCTGATGATTTTATGAGTGCTGAGCCTCTTGAACCAAGCTATACTTTAGGTTATAGTCAACAGTCTATGGATATAAAGAGCTGGGGTGGTTATCGTGAGGGCGCCGGCAGACCATCTACAGGCAGGAAGAAGAAAAACATTTATGTTACCGATGAAGAATATGAGCAGGTCCAGGCATTTATACAGCAAATAAGACAAAACGGGTAAATATTATGATTAAACTTTGTAAAGTATGCGGCAGAGAATATTCGGGCCGGAATAAACATACATGCTCCAGGGCTTGTTATGCAAAGTATAAAATGCAATATAAAAAATGTGCTGTATGTGGCAAAATGTTTAATGACCCTCACAGTAATATGACAAAAACATGCAGCCCCGGATGCTCTCGAGTATACAGGCAGAATCTCCATGAGCAGGGTGTCTATAATGGCACTCTCGAAAAGGCTCATGAAGCAGCTAAAACAAGCCCGCTTACTGGTCATTTTGAAACGCATATGCATGCTAAGTCCTGGGTGATACAGGCTCCGGATGGTGAAATTTATAAATGTCGCAATCTAAAATTATGGCTTGATGAGCATCAGGATATGATAGACGGTACGGTAAGACAAGCATGGGATGGTATTACCAAAATAAAGTATTCCATGCAAGGGAAGCGGAAATTTAAAAGTTATCAGTGGAAGGGATGGAAATTATTAGACTGGGGTCAGTAAAATTCCCTTAAATTCGCCCTCACAGAAGGCTCTACACCGTTTTTGGTAGTGTTATAGTATGGCTAAGCAAAATTAAAGGCCTTACAGGACGTTTAAATGGCACGTTGTAAAAGCAGTCTTTTCAAGGGTTTATGCCTATAATATATTTTGTCAATTATTCAATACTTTTAATATAAAATCGTCAACTAAAATAAAAAAAGCCCAGATTTTATACCAGGGCTTAGCTTACTTTTTGTTTATTCAATATTTTTCTGATATAGTCCAGGCCTTTTTGATATACAAGAGTTTTAATACTTATATTTGTGCTGCCATCAGGCTTTGAATATTTCTGTTCAATAACTCTAAAGTATCCGCGATCAATATATTCTTGATATGGCTCATTATTATCCCTTAAGATACCTTCAGCTCTCAGTATAGCAAATAAAGTATTCCTGCCTTTGCCAAAATTAAGGACCTTTGCAGCCTTGGACATTTCTATAGCTGTCTTACTGTCTGCTACTGCATCGAAAAATTCAGCTTTAGGCTTCATGGTCTTAATCTGCTCTGTCTGTTGTCGTACTACCTCAAGAGTATTTTTAAACATAGCCTTTGTATTTTCATCTGCATATGGCAAGTAAGTATTAATAAACAAATCTTCATTTGACACATAACCGCCAGTTTTTCGGATGCTGGGAAGGACTTCACTTGTTACCCATCTTTTAAATTGTTTTGCATCCGGAAGATTGGATCTCAATATCAAACTGTATAAGCCACTTTCATTTATACCTATCATATTTCTGTTTTGACCTGAGTCGGCGATTTGCAGGGTTAGCTTATCATCTTCATCAACATGCTTTTTAAGTGCATCAGATGTATCTTTATATCCCAAAACCTCAGCAATGTCTTTTCCTATAAACCAAGGTTCCCCATCCTTTTGTATTACTCTTACTTGCCCAAATTCTTTATTATTAAATATCTGTAATTCGCTCATTCCGACACCTCCATATAATGAAGCCCCGGCATCACACCGGGGCTTCATTATTATTTATCATGTGCAGCTTCTTCTGCTGAAGGATTAACCTTTTCTGTGTTTTGCCGCTTATCTGTTATAAAACTAAAATTGCCTACGGCCGTCATGGCGATAAGTAGGGCATTAAACAATCCTAAGAATGCCTGCTCCGGTATCAACCGCCCGGTGAAGAATAACACCCCGAATTGCACTACCAGGGCTACCATTAGCACAAGCCATTTTGTCTGAAGCCCAAAGAATCCCTTTATAGCCTGCACAATTAAATTAACTGCTACTGTCATCCCCGCAAATGTCGCTAAATATTCCAATGTAAAAAATTCATTCATTAATATTTTCCTCCTTAATATATTTTACCTGTCTTTTTATATTGTTTTGCCCACGCTATGGCCTGCTCTGCAGTGTCAATCATGTTGGTTCCGACAATAAGTTTTGCTGTAGGAGTGGCCAATTTACCATGCTCACCTAATCCCCCAAGCTGCACACATATATCGTTTGGTTTGACATCAGGCACATATGATAATTCTCCATCAATATATCTTGCAATCCCCATTGCAAGCCATGTATCAGGGGGATTTGACGGTACCACTTTTATTTTCATTTCACTTTCCTCCATAAATAATAAAGATTTGTATACTTGTGCAATCTTTTTAAGTTTGTTTTTCGTGTCTATGGCCAGCTCGGCATGAGCTCCATGCTCAACCAAAAATGCATGCTCTATTCCCTGCTCTACCCCATAACGGATAATACCATAATAATCGTTATCGTTTTTTCCGGGATATGTTACAGCACCTCTAAACTTAATTCCAAGCGCGTCGGCAATAGCCTGCCCCAGTTGCTCTGCAATAGCTTTATCCTGTGGCCTTTTTACACTGTAATATATAATGGTCCCAAGTGTAGGATAATTTGTATGCAAAGATATTAATGTATTGGCTCCGTATCTTTTGGCTATTGCTGCACGATCTTCAAGGGGAGGACGTTCATAGGCTCCCCTAGTAAGTGGAGAGCCCGTATCATTATTAAGCATAGTAGCCAATTCAAACATTGCAGTACCTTCGCTGTAATCCGGATATTTAGGGTCTATATTTACGCCATTTATATGCCCAGGGTCAAAAACTACTTTGCCAAGGTTCAAATTATCACCTTCTCAATTCTTTAATTTCTTCTTTGATATAGCTCACATCTCTTTTTATATCGTCAACAGTGGAAAATTTCCCTGCTATATCTTTTAGAGTTTCATCACTCTTTTGTATATGAGCGTCAGATTTTTCTATATGTTCCATTAGCTTATCTTCTCGTTCTCTGGCATCTTTTTTATCCTGCTTTTTTTCCTTTTGTGAGTCCCAAAACATATAAAAAAAGAGTATTGCAAACACTCCGTAGGACGCTATACTTTTTAATACTTCTGTTTCCATGGCATGCCTCCAATTCAATTATTTCAGCCATACATCCTCATCCAGTAGGTAGGAGTTTTGACCCTTCTCATTTTTCCAGCCTATCTCTTCAGCTCGGGGCATTAAAAAAAGTCTATGGCCATCCACAGACTTGGAGTTAATCCTTATAAACTCCCTTGCTATATCGGTTGTTAATTTCGGTTTGCCATTTTCTTTTCGCAACTGGCAGTACATCCCTAACATGGCTGCAACCACTGAAGCTGCTGCACTGGTGCCCTCGAAGGCAAAGGGAATTTTTTTGCTATTAGGTATGTAGATATAAGTCAGGCCAAGAGCATCCTCACCGCCGTTTGAATAGTCAGGTATCTCCTTTGTAATATAGTTGTATGCTCCTATTTTGATTGTGCCATCCATGCTTGCAGGATACTTAGGAGTTTTACCGCCAGAGTTGCCGGTGCTAAATACAAAAGGTATATCAAGTTCAAGTAACTGCTCCAGTAAGTTCTTCTTTGTGTCTTTCGGGCTCTCAAAGCTGCAGTTTACCACATCTATCATGTCTTTATGCTCTATCAGCCACTCGGTAGTAGCCTCTGCATTGCCGAACCAGTTGAAAGCGTAGATGCTTGCCTCCGGAGCCACTTCACGGTTAACTGAACAGGAATTCGGCTTGTGGAAGTCCTTACCTGACTGTATAGGTACGCTGTCATTAAGCGGGCATATAGCCTTTGTATGTACATGAGGTAAATATTTATCATCCAGGACAGCTATATTTACACCCTTGCCGGTATATCCAGCCTTATGCCAGTCTGATATGCGTCCATAATCAAATGTTTTTTTATTTTGACTTAGCATTTTACCCTCCTTATTCAAACCCATATTGGGCCTTTTCTGCTTGCCCCCAAGCTAAACACTCTTCTCTATATTCCTGGTATTCGAGATATTCTGCATATTCTAAGCTATCAATGGGATAATTGCGTTGATTTAGCATCTGTATTTCTTTTATTACATCATATCTTTCAGCTATTTTTTCTCTGACTTGATTATTTATCTTTTCTTTTGTTGGGGCCATGCGTTGTTTTTTTCTATCAATATAAGCCTGTGAAGGTTCCATGAGAATTTTGAATTTAGGTTTCTCTATCCAATTCCCATTTTCATCTGTATCAACGTCAACGCTCCACTTACCGTCGTTATCGATATACTCAACCATCTATTTGCACCCCCATAATTGAAAATTAGTACCCGAATTAAATTCAGGATCGTCATCTGTAAATAAATGAATAGAGCTTATTACTCCTCCATAATATCTGCCTGAAAAATATATTGAAGATTCACGTCCAATCACTATGCCATGGAATCGAGCTCCAGAATTGGCATCAGCCCTAACAATTATCATTTCTATTGAAAAGTCTTGATTAACAGTATATATAAGCCCCAATTGCGGAGCGTCGTCTATATGGCCTGAAAGAACTTGTATTGGAGGTGTGGCATAAGATAATCTCTGGGCTGCCCAATCGTGGTCCTCACCATTACCGTTTAATTGGATGTTTACATCTTGTCCGCTAAATCTCCCATTTACTAGTAAGCGGTAATATTTATATTCACTTGGAAGAGTTATTGTGGGGGAACCACCACCAGACGCTATAGTGATTTCATATATTTTTTCCCATATATTCCCCCCATCATAAACATTTCTATTTCCGTCAAATAATGCTATATGACCAGCTGTTGCTGATGCGGGCTTTCGATTATACTCATCAGAGGCTATTCCACCTAACAAGTCAGCATCAAGTCCGCTTCCTGCTCCATCGTTACCTTCATCCCATATTTTATTACCATTTCGCTTTATGCCTCCGGTGCCTTTAGGAACAAGATTTATATCTATATTTGTATCATTACCTGTTGCCTGTATTTCAGGAGCGTTGCCGGCAGAATTATTTTTAAAGTTTATTTCATTAACAGCATTTGCAGTTTGGGTAAATTTAAGTACTTCGTTACCGTTACCGTCATCTATACTTCCACCATTCGCAATCCTTGGCCTTGTCAGCGTTTTGTTAGTTAATGTCTGTACATCTGTTGTGCCAACTACTGTACCAGTAACCCCATGGGCTGCAACTGCGTTTATATGAGATGTTAAATTTCCATTTGTGGTACTTATGTCTCCATTAATGTCCTCTATACCTGCAGTAATATCATTTATATCTCCGGTAATTGTGTTAATCTCTCCATTTATATTGTTTATTTCAATGCTTAACCCCTCTATATCTTGGTTAATGCCGTCTATAATTTCCTGGAAGTCCTCAACCAGTACATAAGTTTCTGTAGGCGTTACAATAGTCACGTTTACAGCGTCTGAAACGGCTGCTTGCACAGTATATTGTCTTGTAAATAGTCCTTTGGCTATAGGTGGAATATAATCCGTCTGACCATCACCTACATATGTGTACCCATAAAGTATCTCGCCTTCATCCGGATCATCAGCAAATAGTCCTAATTCACTTAGATATACCGGGTCGGTAAATCCTACATTATTCTTTGTGCCTTTTACCTGGGCTATATTATAAGCAGATATTGCGACACTCACTATGTCTATATCAAATTCAGGGTCTATTAAGGCAGTTAATAATGTTGGGTCCTGCCCAGGGGCCAATTGACCGCTGCCACCCTGCATTTTAGTAAATTCTATTTGAGTTCCGGTCAAACTTTTTGCAAATAGATTGCGTCCGTTTTGAGTTAATTTCATGGTTATAAATCCAGCCATTAAAACCCTCCTTTTTTATGCAAAATAAAAGGAAGCATTTAAGCTTCCTTATTGAACAAGATGTTTCTTATAAGTCTGTTTTTTATTTTCTTCTGTAAGGCTGGCATATCTCTGGGTAGTTGCCGGGTCTTTATGTCCTAGGATGTCCTGGACACTTGTTATATCTGCTCCGTTATTTAGCATTAAAGTTGCTAGAGTATGCCTTAATACATGTGGATGTACATTCTTTGTAATTTCGGTCCTCTCGGCTATTTTAGAAATTTCCTTTTGTATCGCTCTGCTTTTTAGTCTTCTATATGGTTGTCTAATGGTTGTAAATAAAGCTTCGTCATCATCTGTCCGGGATAATAAATATTTTTTTAGGTGATACATGGCCTTTGAGCTAAAATATACAATCCTCTCTTTTTTACCTTTCCCATATACCTTCGCACAGCAATTAACATAATCAATGTCGCCCTTATCCATTTGCACTATTTCACTTAAGCGGCAGCCGGTAGCATACATAACTTCTACCAATGCACGTTCCCTTAAGGCAGTACATCCTTCTCTGAGCATTTCAAGCTCTTCTATTGTCAGGGCCTCAACCAAAAGTTTTTCCGTTTTGGTCGGTTTAATTTTTCTGGCAGGACTTTTATTAATATAGTCTTCTGTCTCAAGCCAGCTAAAAAAGCTTTTAATCTGTGATTTTATGGTTTCCAGCGTTGTATTCTTTAAATTCTTATGCTTTGTGACATGAGCTAAATACATCCGGATATCCATAGCGGTTATATCAACTGTATTTTTATTTAAAAATGTGGCCAATCTCAAAAGCTGTCTCCCATATCCATGCAGGGTATTCATGCTTAACCCGTCAAGTTTTTTACATGCAAGATATAAGGCTATCTTTTCATGCATATCATTTGTTGGCACAAGAGCAGTGCAAGCAGGCTGTATTTCATAATTATAAAGCACTTCTTCGATGATGTTTCTCAAGGTTAGTTGCTCAATATCCGGAAATTCAATAATTGTTTTACTGAGTATCTTTATTACAACCTCTTCTTTATACATAGTCCACCTCCATCATATTGTCATACAAGAGACAACATGATATAATGAGGATGTCTCTTATATGAGATGTTTTTAAAAGAGAGCTGATAAGCTTACCAGGCAGAGGCTCTCTTTTTTATTTGAGCTTTCCGTAAACCCTTTCCATAGATGACTTCCTAATCAGCCATACTGAACCGCTTTTTCTGTAATCGACACCCTCTTCAAGCCTTTTTGCGGTTCCTATAGCTTTTCTTAGAGTACTTTCAGATAGATTCCACATCTGAGTAGCTTCAGGAAAGGTTAAAACATTGTATAACTCATTTTCCAAACATCTTTACTCCTTTCACGCATGCGTGATTATATTATTATTTTATCACATATACGTGAAATTGATAGAGGTAATATATGGTAAGGGGACATATAAAAGGAGCCTTTAACCGGGCTCCTTTGGAGTTAATTTTATTTGTCTTTGTTAACTATCCTAAAATACTCAATTTTTGTCAAAACCCACATACGATTGTTCATATCAAGTTCTCCTGCAACCTCCACCTCTTGTTCATCCCTATGAGCATCACAGGCTATTCGATAATCTTCTTCGGAGAGTTCCATTATTATTGTACGATATTGCCCATCAATCTTTGTCAGCAGCCTAATCGTTTTTTCAGTGGTATCCTCCACATCACGCTTAGATAAGGATTTTACTATACCGCTGATAATAACATCTTGATATAGAACTTTGTCACGATAAATCTTGGCAAGTTCATCGATAACATAAAAATGATGGTCTTTAATAGTAACATGATTTTCTTGTCCTACCGTTTGCGTAAGAGCAGAGGCATAGCGAATAGTTGTGTCAATTTCTGCACTCCCTGAAGCCGGTTTCATTTTCATCAACGCATCACACATATTTGCGGTAATACCAGTTTCGTATGCAACAGTAGCCATATCACTTATACTTTGTTTTTGTTCTACAGCGTTATTTACTTGGCTAATGGCAGTATAAATCCGTTCAACAATTTTATGCTCAAATGGCGATGACGGGGGATAGTCTGCGATGGTCATTTGTTCTGCCTGTTCATCAATTACTTGTATATCGATATTAATCACGAAACTTCCAACTTCTGTCTGTGCGAGTTTAAAGCTTTCTAAATAATCCTTAGCAATATTGGTTGCTCTAAAGCAAATAGGTTGAGCTTTCTGTTCTGCACAAGCTGAATACAATATAAGCTCTTTCAATCCCTCAATACAATCTACTGCATAGTCAAGAGGCAGCTTTCCGTCCTGAGATAATGTAGATACAATCCTAAACTCCATCCTATCAAAGTAGACAGTTAGTATCTCTTTGACAATTTTCTCAATGCTTCTTTGTTCAAAGACAGAGATAGTTTGAAGCAACTCGTTTAGATTGATAAAAAAATCATCATAGTTTTCATTCGCCGGAAAAGCAATACGCTTTTCCGAGTTCGGGTAATTAAATACCATAAGATTTTTGTTCTTGAAATTGTAGTCGCGCAACCATCCTTTTAACAACAAATATCTTTCGATAGAAGCTGCTGTAATCCCATGCAGTTTATTTATTTTTGGCTCAATCATAGGTCAGCACCCGCTTTCACACATTCGATTAACCGCCGTAATTCATCAGGTGTAAGTTTTTGCGAAACAGGAAACTCAATACGCTTCTTTTTTTCGTTTTCGGTATCATCTCGCCCTTTTAATGAACACCACCACGCGCACCGCTTTAGAACAGTATCTTCATCCGACACTGTTATCCATTTTTCTGATTGCTTAGGCATAGAATATATGATTAATATACGGGGAGTGCCAATTTTAGTCTTGATTAAGTCTTTGTAATTCTTTACTTCTAAATCATAAAATAATTTATTACCTTTGGGTAAGATGTTTGTCGTGGCCTTAATCTGAAAGTCAATCCCAAAACCGCTTTCAACATATCTCTTGCGCCCCGTATCATACTGAACATCAGAAAACCTACCGTCTAAACCATAATCTAACCCTTCATATTCTCTTAATACAATACCAGCGCGTGCGGCAATGGCTTTAGCATATGCCCGACTTATTTGCTCTTTGATATGCTCCTCAGTCATTCCCCAACCACCTTTAATGTAAAGTATAAATATTATACTACATCACATGGAGAAAAGGAATGCAAAAGCAATGACTTGGGCCTCTTTTATTCTATATTATGGGTTATTTTACTGATAAATACTATCAGTTTCTTAATACGCAATATTATCCTAATACGAATTAACTTTTCGTAATTCTACCCTGCCAATCCTTGCAGTTCCCACGAAGTTTATGTCTACCTTTATCTTTAATTTAGCCACTCCCTCAGGTACAGCAGAAGCGTTAGTCTTTAAAACACCACTCCAATTACCTATGTCGATATTGGGGTAAGCATCATTGTGTGCCATCGTTCGGTAAAGGCTTTGGTACACGTTAGACGAATTATAGTAAGAGAGATAAAGTTCAACTTTTTTCAAGCTCTCTACCGTATTAATAGCAACCTCAACTTGGGCAGTTAATATATCTCCAGGAGAAACAGTAATATAGTCACTGGTGAATGACACTGTAGTGTCTGATGCTTCACTTACAAGTTGTTGCCATTCTCCTCCTATTTCGTCTGTCCTTGTTACCTTTGAAGCTGTTGCACTTCCTCCAGTTTTGAGATATCCAGTTGCCATACCTCCGTTATCGCCTAACATTGTAGGATTATCATTTAATATTGATGGGTCTGCATTGTCAAAAGTGAACATATCTAAAGGTTTTATAAATCCACCTATCTTGTTTGCAAGTTCTTTTCCCGCCAGAAATGCTCCCTTAGCCGAAAAATGTATTTCCCCATCCCTAGTAGTATTAGCCAATGGCAACCCTGTGTTGGGATCTGTTATCCTTCTTGGCAAATCTACTAAAAATATATTCTCTTGTTGGCAGTAGTTCCTAATCCATTCATTAACCTCATACCTTTTTTGTATTTCGGGAGCATTAAGCGTAGAATCTGCCACTAAAGTAGATGTTATGATATTTATACCACTGTCACTCAAAGTATTGTATATTAATTTCAAATTTGCAATTATTTCTTCTGCCGAAAGTTCTGCCTGTCTCAAATCGTTTGCACCTGCTAAAATCATGCAATATGCAGGATTATAAGGAAGTACATCATTTTCTATTCTGTCATAAATTTCTGTCGATGTTTCCCCAGGCACACCCGCATATTTAACAACCTTAAATCTTTGTCCTAAAAATATGTTAGCCCATGAAAAAAATCCATGATCCGTTAAAGCATCATTATTATCCGCTGTTATACTGTCTCCCAACAACACAATAGTATTTGGATTAAAATCTGTACGCCGGTTTAGACTTTTTATTCTAATCTGATATGGCTCATAGCGTGTTGCTGTATCCCCTACTTCTAACTGTTGAGTATTAATTTGGTCAGCATCCATATTGTATCTTGCCCATACCGCACCGCTTGGAGACATAAAAGGGTTTGTTCCTTTGTTTACTCCGCTTATGTACTTTAAATCCTTATCGTAAAAGGCTACCTGTGCGGTGTTACTTAAAACATACTGAGTAGATTCATTTATCTTTGTATAATCACTCACAGATGTCGGGTACATCGGGTTTTCAGCAACTAATTTTCCATTCAAGTAATTAACATAATATCCGTGTATTGCTTTGCTTTTATCAAATAGGTTTTTCCCTACAATAACCTCTGGTAATACAAACGACATTTTATCCGCAGACACATTTTTTTCTAGTATGTTGTCATTCACCACTCGAAGCTTTTCAATTGAATATCCATATGATTCATAGTCGGTACTTACAGTTCCTTTTTCAAATTGGTTCGTATTAATCCTATCATTTCTGCAAGATACTCTTGCATAATACGCCCCTGAAGGAGATGTAAAATTCTGCGTATTGTAACCAACTATAAATGTCTTCGCCGCATTATAAAAAGCCATCTGATGATTATAATTTTGTGAATATGCTGTTTCGGGTTCGACCACTATGAAGTCACTGTAACAACTCGGAAAACTTGGGGCTTCTACAACGGGCAATCCGGTGGTATAGCTTATATAATATCCATATGTAACTTTATCTTTATCGAATAAATTTTTACCCGGATTTGAGCTATTTATAGCACTATCCGTAACCGACCCTCTCGCTAGTTTTATCCTTTCTATGCTTTCATCAGGTAATCCACTTGACTGATATATACCTCCACCTGTCCACGCAGAACCGTTCCAATAATTCCAGTTTCCGTTGTCAAGAGTTATGTAAATATTAGTATCGCCTGCGGGAATTGCCGCTGTTAACGCTGATACATCAGCATATGTACCTTTTGGTGATCCACTTGCCACGCTTGCCACTTGAGTATTTACGTAAGTGATATCCGCTTTTGCCGTTGCAAGTGAGTTAACATCTGTTTTATCAGCCTTTACATCATCAAGTAAGCTTAATTGTGCCGTAGTATCTGCCAATTGCGTCGTATGCTCTTCCAAAGTATTTTCATGCACTTGCATTTTTGCATCTATTTTTTGATTGTCTGACTTAAAATCTGAATAGACTGGAGTATCACTGGCTGCCCAATCATTTAAGTTTAAAAAAGTTGTTTTATTTGCACTAGGCATTTATAGTCCTCCTTATAATACATTATAATATTGCCATTCCACGAAAGTATCAATTTCAGTGCCCCATTGTGTCCATGTATATCCATATGCATCTCTTTCTTCCCACGTTAGAGCTTCAATGAGCTCCATTTCGGTTGTCTGATAATCTTTGGTATTAACAATCATAGCTGAGTATAAAGGATTATCATTTTTACTATTGATAATCAAACCTTCAAGCCTGGAACGCTCATTTTTTAACATATTAATCTTTTCGATAAATTTATTTAATGATTCTTCGCCGCTTATTCTGCCATTGCTGACTACTTTAAATCCATAAGGCAGTCCTGAATAATCAAACCATTCCAGGACTTCACCTTCTCCGAAATAGTCTTGTATTACCTGTTCTAAGGCATAGGGTGTGCCCATATACATATGGACTTTATCGGAGTTTTTTACTAAAGAGCGTTTAATATCTATAGATGCTGTGGCATCATACCATTCTATATGTAGCTCCACAGCCAGCTCATCCAAAATATTTTCCGGAAGGGCATCTACTCTGGCCAATATAAGGCAATAAATCACCTCGTCAGATATTACCTGCAATTGAGGAGTAAGAGCCTCACACATTGCAATAGTTGTAGGGTCTTGCTGCATATGCTTTGTCTGCAATTTTAATAAATCAAGATTTTGAAGGTCCATTATAACAACCCTCCATAGGTTATATTTATATCATTGCATATCGCAACCTGGTCTTTTTCTATCTCTGTATATACAGGATAAGTAATATCAATCTTATAAACTCCTGCAGCATACATGAGCTGCCTTAAGTAATCCGGATTGATTGCCCTTTTAAGCTTGCTTTTCTGCCAGAGCACATATATATCAATAGCTCCGCCAGTATCCTCAATTTCACTCCTGATATTTTCTTCCTCTGCTGCTCTGTCAGCGGAAATGTAATAAGTCAACTCAATGTCATATTCCACTTCATCCGGTGCCGATACTGTAACATGGTCTGTTAACGGCCGTACCTTCTTGTCGTTAACCTTGGCACTGATTTTATCCAATACAGTCTGAGTCGGCATCTCCCCATCTTTCATGAGTGCTACAATAGTTACTTCTGCTCCCGGCCGCTCTGTATAAAAAGGAGTCGGGTCAACACTCGGATAAGCAGCCTCAAAGGCTTCTATATCAAATATTTTAAGGGTATCAGTATCTACAGATACATCCTGAATATTTGCATCTGCTGACATAGCATGATAAATATATGCATCCTTAGGACCTGCTGTTGAAAATCCCCCGGGAGCTTTCCTTATTCTCTCCCTGTACCCGCTCCATACGTTTATACCGTCATCATCAGGTTCAGTTTCTGTCCCTCCGCTGCTTTCTTCTGTATTTTCTACTGCTGCTACATAAGGGATGGGATCCACAATCTTATTTATCTGGCCGGGTACAAATCCGTTATACTTCTCTCCGGTTTCTATTGCCTGAGCTTTTACTGTTCCCTGTGTTTCACCAGCCGGTATGGTCAAATCATCAATTGTTATAAAAAACAAAGCTCCATCCGGTGTTGCACGCTGTCCCGAAACAATCATATATGGAATTTCCTGTGCTTGTGACAGTGTATATCTTAGGGTTGTAACAGCTTTTTCTGCCTGCAGCCTTGGAGTATTAACCCTCTCACCTAAGGCATCCAATACCGCCCCTTTTGCATATTTTAAAAGGTTCTGCCTGCCAGTTAAATTTATATCGTTCTTTAAACCGACAATTACCGATGTTTCCTGGTCTAAAAATATACGGCGCTCGTCTCCCGGATACAAGGTATCATTAAGTGCCGTACTAAATCTATTTACAAGATTTTTATTAATTTCTTTGGAATCCACTTCAACAAAATTTATTTCGCTCATATTTCAACCTCCACCGCAAAATTAACATGGCCTTCCTTATCTATATCAATGAATCTAACATTTTTTACGGTTGCTCTTGGCTCATAATCCAGGATAAGCTGGTATACAGCCTCTGCATACCTTGCCTTTAATTTTTCAATGGGAAGGTCAATTATGTCAGGGTCAATTCCCATGGTGCGCTTATATGCAACCTCATACTTAAAGGTGGAAATAAGATTCTGCACATTCTGCAGTATCCTTTCCGCTCCTCTGGCAGCCCAATTCAACTCTGCTTTTGTAGTATCTATTGTATAAACCATAGCATCACCTCTTAATCAACCCTGTTAAGCATTGCTAAATTCATCTGGGTATTAGTTCTTTTTTGGCTTGATTTATTAAGTAATCCCAATAGCTCAGGGTCTAACATTTCAAGTATATTATTAGCAAGCCCTGGAGAATTTGCAGCTGATGATGTACTCTTTTGGCTCCCTGGCCTTACATACTCATCAAACTGCAGATTTAGTTCCATGTATAGGATATTACCGTAATTATCAATCCTCACATTGCTTTTACCTATATTAATAAGTAAAAATTTATTTTCACTTAATGGCTTATTTCCCAAGATGAAGGGATAAGGTATACCCTGATGCATTATCTGGCGCCATTCTTCCCATTCTCTGCGGGGATTAATACCCAACTCTGCATCAAGCACTATCTTAAAGCTCATGTTGTCCAAATCAGGACCTTTATTATACGTGGACGGCTTTACTCCCTGGGCATCCTGCTTTTCCGTCTGAAAATTTGAATTATATTGATAATCGCCAAAGGTATATATTTTTTCTGTATCGGTTTGAAAAGTTTTGTTCGCAAAACTGGCTATCGGCATATTCTCACCTGCCTAAAATGCTGCTGCTATTATCGCATCTGCAATATTTTCTGAAAATAACATGACTGCCACATCATCCCCTATTGCAAGGGTGCCGATATGTACACCCTTTTTAAGCGGTGGTGTAACCATATTATCCCTGTCAATTAAAATTACTCGTACACCCTCTGCTTCAATACTTGATACTTTACCTTTAAGATTCATCAATACCCCTCCAATACTCTTCTGGCATTAATGCTTGTCTTACCTTCCACAAGCCTATGGACTACGCTGCTTAAAAAATATTTGCCGTCTGACATACCCAGTCCAGTTATATTAGTATTTACCCCTGCTGCAAGTCCTGCATCTTTTTTAATAGTAAAACTGCCTGTATACTCATGCTTGTTATAAAACCTCAGAAGATTCCTAGCATATCTGTCCGCTTCGGTCTGGGAAGTTACCTGTATATTGCTTAATTTTAAAATAGGTCCTGCCGGGGCATTTGCAGGCATATAATTTGATTTGTAATTGCCATAGGTCAGCCTGCAACCTGCATAAATATGGGTTGATGTGCTTAAAAACTTATATCTGCCGTCAAATTCGTTCTTATTTATGGTTCTGGCACTTGCCTGATTCTCCATGTAGCTTTCGTTATATATAATGACCTTCCCGGCGCTGATTTTTAAAACATAACCCTCTAAAATACATCTGAAGGACAGAAATTTTAAATCTGCCTGCTCGTTTTGGTCTATTCGATTGTAAAAATGGTCCTCAATGCCGAAAGCCTGAAGCTTAAAGCCATGTTTATTTGTAATTTCTCTGACAATTTCGGTAAACCTTACATTTTCCCAGCCTTTAGTATTTCTTTCCTTAACTGACTGAGGGAAAGGCAATGCACGGATTATGAATAAACCGCTCCTTTGTTCCAGCTCATCGGCATACATTACCCCTGTATCAAATCCGGAATCTATTATCTGTATTCTGTCATTTTTTTTAGGGTTCCACCGGCTCCAAGTATCGGAATCATTAAAGATTAATTCCATGCTGTCAGCCCTGCCTCCGGCTGAATCGGTTATATCGGCCTTATTAAGTTCAACAGCACCTAATATATTACTGTCCTCATACATAAGTTGCATATTATCACCTCTTCCACGGAGGCAGGGTATATGCTGCTTCTTCCGATATTATAGGTATTTTAAGCCTAACCCCTTCGCTGAAAATTACCGTAGAAGCATGTTCCGGATTAGCCTGTATAATCAAATGTGCTTTAAACTCATCGTTGTATGCGTCTAAAGCTAATATATCGAAAGTGTCACCCTGCATGGTTGTATATTCAAAATAATCAGCCATATGCAACCCTCTCTTCATCCCTTTGGAATTCTTCCAGGACATCCATTAACGCCTGCTTTACAGATGATGCTATATTAGTAACCTGCTCCTGTGGTGTGCTTCCTGCTACAGTAATATTTATATTTATCATTGGCAGATGCCTGCCGCCTGATGTTGCTCCTATAGCTTTAGCAGTCTGATTGAGTATGGAAATACTCCTTGGGTTACGGTACTTTATAGGTATGGCTGCCTCAGGTCCATCTTCGCCGAATATGGAAGGTTTATTTGTAAAACCACCTTCTGCAAACATTGGCATTGGGCTTGAAATATATGACAATGATGATACTGCAGGAGCTTTAGGGTCTAAGGTTGTTGCCATAGGTATATTTACAAGCGGTATTTTATTAATCTTATCCACAACCCAATCAACGCCCGCCTTAAACGCACCCTTAATATTTTCCCAAATCTCGGCCAGTTTGACTGAAACCTTATCCCAATTTTTCCATAGCATATATCCTGCCGTAGCAACTCCTGCTATAGCTGCAACCACCCACACACCAGGGAATGCGATTGATGCCGCATTTAATGCCCATTGCGCAACAGTAGATAATCTGGCACCATTCATAAGCATATGTAATGCTCCTGAGCCTATAGCCCATGCTTTGCTAAGTCCGGATATTATCATCCCGCCTTTTTCTGCTGCCGTAAGCCCAAGCATGGCCAGCTTACTGGCCGTCAATCCGGCTGCCATACCCCATAATACAGGCTCAACCAAAGGCCAATAGTTTATAATAAGGTCTGCTGCTCCTTTTCCCATATTATATACATCTGCCAAAATGGGAGGAATTTTTGAAGCACCCTCAATGATTAATGGCATGTACCTCTCACCAACCTCAAAGGCTTTATCTGCAAAACCTGCAAGCATATTACCAAGCTTTTCAGCGTCTATTTTAGCCAATATATCATTTAGCACCTTTGTACCTCTTGTAAGGATGGGAAGTGACTTTGTTGCCAGTTGTGCTATCTTTTGATTAAAATTAGTCGCCAGAAGCCTTTTCTGATTTGCATAGCTTGTGTCAAGAGTTTTCGCAAAATCTCCCTGAGCATCTTTAGATTTCTCCATAAGATACCCGTATCTTAAAGCCACCTGTGATGCCTGGTCCATATTTTTATATGCTGTTTTTATACCCTTGCTTAAAGCAAAAGCCTCCAAATTGGCAACGGACATGTTAATACCCAGTGCTTTTAGAGGCTCAGTTTCTCCCGATATTCCGGCTCTTATTTTTGTAAAAGCTTCTTCATGGTCTAAATTATAAAAGCTGGCCATATCACCTGCAAGGCCTGTAAGATTCTCTGACATTCCCACAAGGCTTTGGCCTGTTATGCCACTGCTTTTTAGTAATGCTCCCATGGTACCGTTAAATTTCTTAGCCTGCATTTCAGACAGACCGAAGGCATTAAGAGCATTCTGAGCCCATGAATTTATCATCTTTGAGCCATTTTCTCCAAAGGTTGTATCTACAACGTTCTGTACTTCTGTTAAATCCGAGGCTAATTGTATTCCCTGAGTTCCTACAGTCTTTAATCCGCTTACAACCATAGATACTCCCTTTGTCAGTATGTTACCAACAAGCACACCTTTAGCAATATCCCAGGTCTTTGACATTACCCCGGCTGATTTAGTAGATTCTTTTGCCATATTACTATTAAGCTTTGAGGCTTTAGCCATGGCCGCTGAAAGGGACGGGTCTATTTTTCCGGCTAAAGTTATAAGCGCTCTCAGTTCCTTTTTACTTGCCATGCTTCACCTTCCCTTCCAGAGATTTTGTAACTCTATCGGCTTCGTCACATAAATCTTCAAAATATTGTACAAAGTCTGTAAGTGTCATTTCAAAGCATTGATTTAAAGGCGTGGAAGTATGCATTGTTATTTGGGTGATTCCTCTTCGGAGGTAATCGTCCGGTAGAATTCCTCCGAATCTAAGAAAAAATAGTTTCTGACCAAAGATGAGGCTGTTATTGTATCTTTCATTGACATCCTCATCACGTCCTGCTCTGTTATATTCTTATCTGCCTTTATAACAGCTTCTGCAAATATAAAAAGGTGATAATCCGGGTCTAATTCCTGGACACTTCCTGTAAAACCTGCAGCCTTAAATTTTTTTCCCACATTTATCTTGTCTTTAGCCGTCAGGACGTCAAAATCATAGGGAATTTCATTTACTGTTTCGCCATTTATATCTATTGGCACTTTTAATTTAAGCTTTTCTATCATTTCTTTACCTCCTGAATGATAAAAGTCAGCCCTTAACCAAGGGCTGACCTGATATCCTGCATATAATCTCTGCCGTTTATTTTAAAAATAAAATTACGCTTATCAATCAAAAGCGTTTCTTTTCCGGCCACTACCTGCCTGTACCTCAATACTTCAAAGTCGGCAGCGCCGTCCATTGTAGCATTGATTTCCACTTTCCCGGGGTCGTATTTTTTATTGATTCCGGTTATAAAAATCTTTGTTCCCTCCGGAATCATGCTGCCGTCAGTTGTCATTACGTCCCTTACAAACCTCAGCTCAATATTACGGATTCCCGGCCGCATCAATTCTCCGGAATTTTTGTTCATGGATCTTAAATTAACCGTAAATACCAAGCTGCCTATCTGGCCGCTTGCAGGCATATCTATAGTACCCATAATACCTGCTCCTTTTAGTTCGCCAGTCTGAGTCTCTATACTTGGCAGCTGTACTGATACATTATCATCAATCTCTAATCCGTCAGTCAACAGTTTATGTGCAATTACAGTACCGGATATTATCATGCCTGCTCACCTCCAAATAATATATTAATGCCCTGCGTGGTATATTGAAGCTTTGCATTAAGGCTTTTGCCGGGAGGAGTTGTAGTTGTTGCGATATCAAAATCAAAGTCACCCTCAACAATATCGCTTACAGGATTGCTGGTTTCGTTAAATTCAATCCTGGCATACAAAAGCCTGCCGTCGGATATAAAATTATCCATCCACTCCTGGAAGTCATTTAGTACAGTGTCTATTCTTGCCCTGTTCATTGGCTTATCAACGTCAATGCCATATCTGCTCTGGAATGTATTTAGAATGTAATACAGCATCCTCACATTTGAATCAAATTTATCTCTGGAATCCATATCCGCACCATATTCATAGGCTCCGGTATGCGGTCCCCATAAAACCCATCTGCCGCCCCAGTACATAGCAGTCCTTATGCCTTTGCTGTTTAAATCATTAGCCTGTTCCTGGTCATAGAATAGTTCGGTGCCGTCCTCAAGGATTACACCTGTAATGTCAATTTGCTTATTGGAAGGGGTTTCATATGGCACATTGTCATTATTATAATCCACCATTTGCATCGTTGCTGTGGTAAGGGTGGACAAATGAAATTTCCGGTCTCCTTTTTTAGCCATTGGCCAGCATGGAGCTTCACCGGCTCCGGTATATCCGTTTGTAGTTTTCCAAGTCTTGGCCTCGGCTATTGTTTCCACATTTTCATCGGCAGCAAGATTGCTGTTAACCCATGCATACCAATGACCGTTTATTTTCTGTGCTGCCGCCTTTAAAGCAGCATCTACAGCCGGAATATGGCTCCATCCGGGAGCATCAAGGATTGTTGGTATAATATTATGTGTCCTGTACACCAAGTCAACTGTAGATATGCCGCTTTTAACCCCCTCAGGAGTAGAACCTCCAACAATATCAGTATAAGCTACCAAATCCGGGTCAACTTTATAATGGGTTACTGTAACCGGCGATACCATAGCCCCGGTTAAGTCCCTGATTAGCACTTTTTCACCGTCCGGGGTATATTCGGCAGTAAAATCAGTACCAAGCACCTTCCCGGCAATGGCTACCGTATTAAGTATTACTTTATCGCTGTTTATGTACCCCTGGCCGTTGACAAGAGTAACGCTGGCTGATTCCGATTCTTCCCCTCTCATTTCTTCCGGGTCAAGGACGTTTATTACTACAATGGGGCCTATTGCCTGTATGCTGTTTTTAAAATGTGCATATATGGCTTCACAAAGGTCAAAATCTGCCCAGTTGTTGTCACTATATCCCACCTTGCTGACTGCATCAGCAAAGCTTTGGAGCAATATAGGCTTATTTACCTTATCCTCATACTCCATTAGCTGATGTACAGGCAACCTGCCGAAATATACCGGCAGTGTCGCCACACCCTCCGGTGGTAAAGCGTCCTGGGTAGGCAGCAAATCACCGTAGGCACCATGTTTATATGGCATATTATTTCACCTCTCTTATAAATATTGGTCTATTATTCCGGGCACGTATTGGCTTGGTTTTGTTCGTGCCCGGAAAGTAAGCCAGCCGTACCAATATGGGTACGGCTGCTCCTGATACATTCCCCATTTAAAGGGACCTTGCAAAGTTGTAATGCCAATTATTTGCTTTCGTGCTATTTCTAACTTTGTGCGATTTATAAAATTCAATAAGTCTTCATAGCCTATAAAATCAGGTGTAAATTTCAGGCCTCCGCTCTCTTTAGGCTCATGCAGTCCGGGGCTGTATACCACAAAGGTTATTCTTATATTTATCCCCGCCTCATCTCCGCTGTCCTCCCCCTCATCCATGCCGATAATTGCACATGGGATATCAGGTACCTGCTCCTCTGTTGTCCATCCTTCCGGCAGTTTCGGGGGAATCCATCCGATGTGGACAGAGGGAGTAATTAAAGCATAATTATTTATGTTGTTGGTTTTCTGCTGCAACTTGAATTTTGATGTCACATTATCCTGCAAAAACTTCTGTATAGCTTCAAGTACAAATATATCCGCCATAATTTAACCCCCTATCCTCTTGCTTGCCTTGTCAAGCCGGTAATTTATCTCATGTTCAATACGTTTTTCCAGCGTTTCCTGGGCTACCTTCTGGATTTCATCCTCTACTTTTGCATTGCCAATCATCTGAGGTACCGACAAAGTGCGTATAGGAGCAATAGGATATCTTGCCTTTCCCAGTCTGTGAAAAACATTAAACTGCACCTTATCAGCCGACTTTGCTCCTGTTGGTGCAATAAAACCTGTTTGAGACGGTACACTGCCATTAGCCTTTTTTATTTTAACTTTAACCCGGGCTTTTGGATGGTTTGAGCCTAATGTGAGTGCTATCATCCTGGTAGCCGGAGAATGCGGAAAATGGGCAAAAGATAAAGTATATCCTTTTGATTCTAAACTTGCATTTATGGTTTTTCCGGATGCCTTATTCTTTTTTATAGAATCCTTGACTTCCTTTTGTTTAATGGCATATTCCTTTACAGTAATTCTGCCTATTCTGGTTGCTATGGTATCAACAGTCCTGTTAATGGCAGATACAGCAGCTCCCGGCATTTCCTTTTCAAGGTTTTTAAGTTCAATTGCAAGCTTGTTTATTTGCTTTGTGTCAACAAATATTCTTTCCTTTGCCATGGTTATCACTCATTCCTTTTAAGGATTATTTCATATACACCGTCACTTATCCGCACATCAAACACCAACATAGACTGGTTATCAAATATCTGTATTTCATCAACCTTTGGAGGATTCCCATAGTCAGCGGCTCTGACAAAGTATAAAATTTCTCCTACGCTTATTCCGTCATATTCCTTTTTAGAGCGCTTAATGAGCTGGTCATTATCAACAACAACGACCAGCTCACGGTTATTTATATTATGCAGCTCAGCAAATTCATTAAGGTTGAAAAATAAGTTTTGGACATCATTTTCTATTATATCTTTAAGATTCATTAGTCTATTTTTACCTTTGCTAATGTTCCTGCCTGAGCTTTTGCTTCGACAACCACACCCGCTTTATAGGCTCCGGCAGTTTTTTCTACGATAGAATTTTCTGCATCCCAATACACTACATCACCGACAGCGAAAGCTGCAGTATTGTCTGCTGGGAGTTCAAACACCCCAACAATTTTCAGGGAGCCGGTAGCTCCGTTTTTAATATTTTCTCCTGCTATGCCTATCCTGCTGGTTATAGGGACAACGTCTCCGTATGCTATATCTGACCCTGATGAATTTGTAAAATCTAATGTATCGCCTCTCTGTATATATGCTCCTTTAGCCATGCTTTTTATCTCCTTTCGATTTAAAATATTTCAGCAGGAGATTATTCTCCTGCTGATGCTCCCGGATTCTTATATAAACCTCTGTAATCGAGGACATTTACACCATAATCAATGTAAATTCTCCATTCCATTCCCAAGAAGTCGAAGCCTACCCTGCTTTCGAGCTTCGGCATCTCATCGCCATTAAGGTAAGTTACTTCAATGGTATCTATGTCAGCCGGTGAAGCTGCCAGATAATGAGCTATCTCACTGTAATCATCAAGCTCAGCATCAACTACAAGGCTGTAAGAATTACGGAATACATTTGCTACTCCCGCATGTGCTCCTGCAGGGTCAGCAAGGGAAGTAAGGAACTGCTGTGCAGCAGTTTCCAAGGATGAAGGTACTATGAGGAAAGATGGTCCTATATTCAGCACCTCTTTACCTCTTAAATTTTTCTGTACCCTCATAGCTCTACGGCCTTCACCGATGGATATAGTATTTATAACTGCTCCGGATGAAGCTAAATTGCCATGGTCTGCATGGAAAAGAGTTTTGTTATCATATATTGTAGGATTACTTGCAAGAGTCTTATATACAAGCTTATTTATACCTCTTCCTGCTGCCCTTACATAAGCTGCGGGTACTCTTGTAAGGACGTCTATATCATCATTGACAAATGCTTCCCTGGTCAACCCAAATGAACGTCCAAATGTTGCTATAGATTTTTTTGCTTTGCTGTCTTTCATTTCATCAAATTTGAATTCCCCGCCCTGTGTCATTTTTACAAGTTCACCGGCCTCAGAAATCTGATAAACAGCTGCCTCTTTAAAATCAGGATTGCTGCCCTTTCTTGTCCACGCTTGATAAGTGGTATTCTGGGCTTTGTATGCTGTCGCCATGGACTTATTAACCGAATCTGACAGTATGCTTACAAACTGACTGTCAGGTGTGAGTGCAGCTCTTAAAAGCTTTTCGGCATCCAGTCTATGGGCATTATGATTGCCGGCTCTTTTTAATACATCAATTGCTATGTCACGAAGCCTCATACCCATTAAATCCCTTGCGCCTTCTGCAGGCTTGTCAATTGAAATTCCGCTTCTCATTAACAGGGCATCAGATGCCGCCGTCCTTATTTTTTCTTCTTCTGCTCTCACGACTTCAATGGCAGCAGGAGATGGCGCCCTTTCGCTTTTGATTTTTTCAAGAATTTTGCCTCTTACCTGCTCAATAGAAAGTCCATCCCGTATAAATTCGCTTGGATCCATTTCAAAGTCTCTGCACATAGTGCTTATTTCCGTCACACGCTGTCTTTCTGCCTGTATTGCCCTCTGCTCTGCCGTCTGTGTCTCAGCAGCCCTTTCCTCTTCTGCTATTTCTGCAGTTAAGGTGTCAATTTCTCTTTGCAGACTATCAAATTCAGCCTGCTCCTCGGAAGTTAACTCCCTTCCGGCTGCTCTGGCAGCATTAACAATCTCCTGCTGCTTTAATATTTTTTCACTGCGCTGATTTTTCTTCATTTTCATTCCTCCTTAAGATAAAATATTTTGATTTATTTGAATTTGCCTTTCATAAAGGCTTAAATTAGCAAGCGCTTGCGAATTTGACCTCTCTTTTGGGTTAACCTCCGGAGGCTCGTCCATGTTTCGTCCCAATCCTACCGATGGATCTGCAGGTGTAGGCTCCAGTGATATTTCTAAAGGCTCCCATTTCAATGCAATGTAGCATGGACCCGTAAATCTGCCATTGGATGATGTTTTTCCGGCTGAAACTTCCTCCCAGCTGCTTACTGCATATCCTACGGATACACCCTTGAGCATATCTTTTTTTACTTTCTGATAGATTTTATCGCTTTCTTCATCGTCGTCAAAGGTTACAAGAGCTTTACATTTGCGCTCACTGGCGTCAATCCATACTTTTTCAATTTTTGCTATAGGCAATCTGCCGAATTTAGGATCCCTGCCATGGGTAAAAAGTACGGTTCCCACTTCGGTGAGCCGCTTTAAGTCAACAGCTGTCTCATCATGCAGCAATATTTCAGGTCCATACCACCTGTCATATGCCAACTCAGATGAAAAAGAGAGTTCCATGGTACGGGATTCATCATTAACTGCCCGTATCTGTGCCGCTATCGTCCTCATCTGCTGCATCCCCGCCTGTGGTTTCGTCTGCTTCGTCATTTATTTCACCTCCTACCATTGAAATTCCTAAAGAATTGGCAAACTCTATTTCCCTAGCCCTCTGCTTTAATACATCTTTCCAATCCATGCCCCTTTCGGCACATATCCTGGCTAGGGTATCCATACCGCTCTTTATTGCCGTATCATTTGCCTTAACCTCTTTAAGGGGGTCAATCCAACTCCACCCCGGAGCTATCCATTCATGTTTCAGATATTTCAATTTATTGCTCCAAAAGTCCGGGATATTGATTTTTCCGGATATTACGGCTGATATTACAAATTCGGTATATACCTCATGGCAGAAATGTTCAATTAAAAATTGCTGTGCCATTGTGTATGTCCGCTGGTCCTCTAATAAGCCCTGCCTTGCGCTGCTGTAATTAACCTGCGACATATCACGGGATACTGCTTCATAAGATAATCCCTGTCCGCTGCCGGCAAGCCTCTGCTGAGAGGATATAAATTCCCTTGCATTGCTGCTTTGTCCGGATGGGTTAACCGATGCTATTGCTTCTCCCGGCTGCAATTCCTGTATCATACCCGGCGATATGGTTCTTTCCTTGTACCCGCTGTCAGGGTCTGTTTTTATCCCACGGCCTAAGCTGCCGCTTGGATTTATTTTCGTGATAAAAACAGCTAAACAAGCAAGTATTCTTTCTTTTACGGATATAGCCTCTACAAACTCATTGATATCTCTTACCCTTGGCAGCGTTTTAGCAAGAGGTGACATTTCCCTTATCTGCGTTGGCCTGTTTTTCTTCCAGAGAAAAATTATATCTTTTGCGGCTATCCGTTCACTCTGGCCTGTCCAGTATCCATCAGGAGTGAATTTTTTTAAATAATATGCAACAGGCTTATTATATTGGTTAAATTCTATTCCGCCGGCAACTCTGTTTTTATTTACTCCCGGCAGGCTGTTGAAAGATGAATCCAAATCATCTACTTCTCTGGCCTGCAAGCTGAAAGGGACAATTCCCTCGTTTGTATATACCTTTTGAAATATTATCCCGCCGTCAACCAACAAACGGCGCTCAGCCATGGCCTGCATCTCCTGAAAGGATTGCTGTCCGGTAATGTCACAGTTTCGGGGACGGCACCACTCTTTGAATAAATCCTCAATTTTCTGGTTTAATCCATCATCCTCTTTGCCATCGTCCTTGATTATTTTTGCTTGCACCTTAATTCCGGTACCTACAACATTTCTTTCATAGGGGCCGATTATAGCCTCGGCTATATCGCTGTTCCTTTCAAGGTCCCTTGACCTGGCTCTTATAACATCCCTTTGACCTTGGTCAGACTGCTCTGCCGTAACATTAACAGCAGTCCATCCGGAATTAAGCCTATCCATGCCGCCGGAATCATAAAAGCCTCTTAAAGCATTTCGCCAGGCCACGCGCCTATAACCCCATGAAGGACTAAAAAAAGCTATGGTTTTATCAATCCAATTCAATTTGTCACCCCCTTTCAGCGCCGGTCAAACTTGGCTACAAAGGTACTGCCGCTGTTTTCCTCATTTAATTGCTGCTGTAACCGCCGTCTTTCCTGATACAGTACAGAGAGATCTGCTTTACGTACCATCCTGCTGCCTATCCTGTATTCCTGGGCGCCGTTTTCAATGGCAGCTACTGCATTATTAATCTGGTTTAACTGCTCCTGTGTCGTCATCTTAACCACCTCCCTCTTTGCTGTATCCAACTGCTCTCCTGCTTTATAAAATTACTTTGCGGCTGAGGCTTTGGCCTCTGCTCCTGCTGCTCTTTATTATTAAATTGCAGATATCTTACATGCAAAAGGTCAGCTGCAAGTGCGGCATAAACCTCGGAATCCAAATAGTGGTTAGCAGCATGGGAAGATTTTGGTCTCCATACTTCAACCTCAATACCGCCTTTTTTTTCTATAACTTTTTCTTCAGCGCATATCTGCTCCGCATAGTCCCTGTCACAGCCTTTATACACCATCCATGAGCCTGTACCATTAGGACGGTTAAGCCTTCCGGCGATCATATCCTTATATTGTCCGCCATCAACCATATAAAGGCGCATACCATAAGCTTTACTGTCTACCTTTTCAATGGTGCTCATAGAGTATCTGGACTGTAAAGGCCGGGAGGAACCTTTAACAGGTACTGCCCATTCCTGATTTATTACACAAAATTCATATACTTCATCTGTTCTGTCTCCGGAGTCAACGGCACATAAATTGACCTGATATTGATTTCCGTATCTGTCCTCGAATGGATAATTCATAATGCTTTCTATCTGGTCCCAGGTTTCAGCCTGGCCATGTGCAATATTCCAGCTGGTCATGGATGTTCCCCAGGCTCTTATTGTGTAATAAAAATAGCCCCTTTGTACGTCAACACCAGCTGTTATAAGCTGTGTGCCGTCCGGGACTACACCCTCATCATATTCAGATTGCCGCTCTAACACCAAGTCTGAATTTAATTTTACATCTGTCTGCTCCCATGGTTCCGCTAACCATGAGTTTACAAAGTTCATGAGTAGCTCAGGGAAGTCTTTTGACTTTAAGAATTCATAAGCTATATCCCCGAATTTCAGCCAGGGGGAATAAATTGCATTTATATGGAATGCTGTTTTCCTTGTGCCTGTTTTTCTCTCTGATATCCATTTCCCGGAGATTATCATGGTCTGCTTATGGCTGTCCATAATCATGCCCTTACATTCTTCACATTCATAGTATGCCGTTGCCTGGGCTTCTTCAGCTGTTGATTCCTTTGGCCATTTAATCTGCTTAAACTTAAAGGTCTGATGATGGCCGCAATGAGGGCAAGGCACATAATAGCGGCGCTGGTCATCCGCACTCTCCCACTCCTGCCATATAGGATTGGCTTTCCTTGTGGGGGTTGAAATTTTTATTATTTTCTTACTTGTCGGGTAAGTCCTTGTACGTTCAATCGCCAACTTTCGGGGGTCTGCTTCTTTACCGGAACTGAGAGGAAATTTATCCAATTCATCCATTATTACAAATCTCACGGGCTTTGAAGCAAGTGACGAAGGTGAATTCGCTCCAGAAAGCGCAATAAACATACCATCAAATTGAAGTTCAAGTAACTTACTCTCCCCTTCGTGATATCTTTCTTTTAACTTGGGGCATAAGTCGACCATTGGTTTCAGCCTGTTTTTACTGGTCCACTCTGCAAGGTCAATAGTCGGATATACAATCATGGTCGGGCTAGGATCCTGTTCTATAATATATCCCACCATGTTGTTAGCGCCTTCTGTTCCGCCTATTTGCGTTGACTTGCAAATTACGCTTTCTTCTATTTCCGGGTCATTAAATGAGTCCATAATTTCCCTTAAGTATGGGGTTCTGTCTGTTTTCCATCTTCCTGGCTCAGATGAAGTTTTTGCATCCAGTATTCTGTTTTTATCTGCCCATTGGGAAACTGTGAGGTCTTCCGGTGGTCTTAGTACATTAAGGGAGCTGCTTAACCAGTCAGGCCATTCATGCTTCTTCTTTCTTTTTCTTCTTGGTCGCCGAATATACGCCGTCGATAGATAATTGTCCAAGGGCATCTATAAGCAACTCCGTAACCATTTTTTCAATTTTTCTGACTGTAATATTATCAACATAAGCTCCCACCTCATTTGACACTTTACGGCTGATAGCCATAAGTGACCTTTTTAGCACTACGAAAAATCTTTGCAGTTCAGAGGATACACTCTCCTTAGTTACATATTCTCCACGGGCAACTGCATTATTAAATTCAGCCTCCTCGGCTTTGTACATCTTATATTCGGCTTCCCATTTCAATTTCTGGGATGCAAGGGACATATTCTCCAGATCTTCTTCAGTTTTAATGCCGGTACCAACTAAACCCCTCCAACGTAAAATGTCCCATATCGGCCACCAACCTCGGGCAGCTTTGGGACATCCTTTTTCCTCCCACTCACTTAAAGTTTTACGGGCTATATTTAATTGCTCACATACTTCCTCGGTTGTTGCGCACAATTTACCATCAATTTCCTTGTATCTATCCTTTAAATTTTCCATGTCAAACCACCTTTGTTACCCTGATAAAATTTTTTGTACTGACGAAATTCCCGGGGTTCGCCAGACCCGCACCTCCCCGGGGGCCTGGGAAGGACCCAAAATTATAACGCGGCTTATAAAACATGTCTATAAAGCTGCTTACATCAAGGGTTTGTATTGCTTTCGTCTTCATCTTCCTTAGTCTTTAAATTTATTAGTTCTGCACATATGTATATAAACCTACATTTCTTTTTAATACACTTATCACAAAGTGCAGAATGGAATGCTGGCGATGTATCTTCTTCTCGAATATCTTTACAATAGTCGCTCATTTCTAAAGTAAATTTAAGGGTCACCCACAAATCAGTATATGGATTTCCACAGGTTTTCTTATCTTTTACAGGTGGAGGTAAATTAGGTTTATTAAAAACGTAAGGCATATTAATTCCCTTTCTGATTTTTTATCTATATATGGGGTATTAAATTGTTGTATTTTTAGGAGGGGAAATCTTTGTTTTGATACCAAAATATTTCAGGTCATCTATATTACCAAGGTATACACCTATATGGTCAGGATTAAATGTATTTTCTATCCATAACCGAAATTTAAAATTTCGTAGTGGATCATAATCCGAATCACATGTTTTTATAATTACATTTGAATTTCTGGAAGGTTTTATTGAAGATTTTAAATTCATAGCAGCAAATATCCATAAAAATAAACTGATTAATACATAAATCATATTTTTCACTCCTTTAAATTTTCAGAATTGTTTCATAAGATGACACAATTTCCATTAACTTTTGATAACTTTCTAGGTTTTTCAAGGCCTGAGGGCAAGTCAATTGTTACCCTCCCTAAATAAAGGCGAAAATACCCCTCTACATTTGCACATTACCCCTCTACATTTGACAATTCAACATATCTTATTATTGTGTGTATCCTCAAAACGTATCTGTAACCCTTTATATATCAACACTTTTCGTATTTACAATATTAGGCTATTCACAGTTTTTTGTTTATGTTGACCATACGCTAAAATATTTTGAATTTTTTAACCGCATCATTAATTGATTCCTGTATTAATCCTATATATCTAAGGGTTATTCCGGGGTCGCAATGGTTAAGAATTTCCATCAACATGACTACATCTTTTTTTTGCATATAAAAATGATAACCAAAGGTTTTACGTAAGGTATGTGTACCAATATTCTCCAATCCATATTTATTACCGGCATTCTTTAAAATCTTATATGCTGTTGTCCTATCAATTGGTTTATTCTTCTTCTGACTGGACTTGAATACATATTCTTCCGGTGACATATCTTTCAGGTATTCATCCAGAATTTTTTTTAATACCTTATTGATGGGAAGAATGACTTGCTTCCCTGTTTTTGTCTCCCGGAGGTTTATATATTCCTTGCCTTTAAGGTCATTAACCCGGAGTTTTATAATGTCGCTGATTCTACGGCCGGTATAAATACCATACATAAACATTACATAATCTCTCATATTAGATTTTTTTAAATCATTTGCTATATTTTCAAGTATAATCGGGTCCCTTATTGGCTCTACATAATTCACTTACCCCAGCTCCTTTGCACTATCGCTCCTTTACGTCTTTTATGGCTGTCATGCTGCATTAAATTTCGAATATCATAAAAGGAGAGGTGCTCCTTCTTGGGTGCCCTCTCCTTCTTTTTCCTTTTATTATTTAATTTTATATATTCATTAGGTTGTTGGCTCCGGAGTATATCTCCTATTTTCAAACACCTCACCTCTTTAGTGCAATATAAAAAGCCCTGCTTGTATACAGGACTCTTATGATACTATCATAACTCGTGTTTTTGAGTTTGTCAGTGTATAAAAAGTGTAGTATTTTATCGATTAGATATTTCAGCACTAATTCTCTTAATCCAGTCTAATGAATATCCTAGCTCATCTGCAATTTGTTGCAAAGATTTATTTTCAATTATCTTCATCCATGCAACTTTGAAATGTATTCCTTCGAGTGAGCTAATTCTCATATCTAATTCTTCTTTTGTCCTATGTAATTGATTCAATATACCCTCTTCGATGAACAGCATATTATCTAACCTATTGAGGTTTTCTATTATTTTATCAAATGGTAATGACACAAAATTTGATTTTGGCATACCATCTATAGTGATGGATGAAATATCTCCTGGTCCTGAAGAATGAAATTGTTTTAAGTAATATTTTTGTTCTATTTTTGCATTCTCTATTATTAATTGGTGAATTTTTATTTGGGTTAGTATGTCCTTATAATTTTCTATATAATGCAGCTCACTCAATATAATCACCTCTCTTTTCAACCTCCTCGCCGCCCAGATACAGGGCTTGTACCCAGGCAGCATCCAGATTGCCCTTTGTTCCTTTTCCTTGTCTACATGTGGGTTATTTATTTGTTGCATTCCCTACCTTTTTTCAGGAGGGAAAATTTTGATTAAGTTAAAATAACTGATTCTATTTCATCCTTTACTCCTAATTGGCACCTTTCCGCTTATTAAACTTTAACCATATACAATACAAACTTACGCCGTACGTATTGGCTATATCTTGATAAATAATCCCCTGCTCCCTTAGCCGACGTATATTTGCTAACTCACCCTGGGTAAATGTTCTTGTCTTAGGCTTACGAGTTTGAGGAGGAAGTAAATTAAACTTTCTAAGTATCTTATCTATAGGCACTACCTCGGGTGTCAAGATTGCATATATAAGTGCATATACATTATCTTTGTTATCCAATTTACTTTCTCTCCTCTACTTCATAATTTCCTTGAAATGCGTACTACCTTATAACTTTTCTATTAATTTTGGTATGCCTTTTTTCACAATCTCAACTGCTGCTCTATCTACAACCCTTTCAATTATTTCATCCTTTTTTGTGTAGATATATTGCTTTATAGCTTTGTCTACCCCTTCTCTTATACCGTATCTTGCTTCTCTGTTTTCGTATTTATGTTCTGCTACAATAAGCCTTGCAATTTCCTGTGAGACCAATTCCGCAATATATTTTTCGTCAATTTCAATCTCTATTTTCATTTATATATCACTCCAATCTAAATCCTTTGGTTCATAAGGTGCTGGCATTGGCATCCATGCAATTACTTCACTTATATCAGGCATTAACACATTCCCTATTTCGCCAAAATAAAAAGCATACCCTTGACCATAAATCTTTTTCATATACCATACTGGATATCTGAGTTCTAATTGTTTTCTGTAGTGTTCTTTTACGGTTACGATTACACAATTACCTACTGGCGGCAATCCTTACTTATCGGTATCCACTTCATATTTTTCACTTTGCTTCCCCCTTTGGTGGAATTTTTTCAAGTTCTTCGCATATATAATCCCAATTAAAGCAATCCCCGAACAACAAACTTCTTACCATTTCTAACTTGTTTGCAATATCGGAAAGGTCTTGATTTTCAATAATGCCACTTAACAGCCTTTTATATTCTTCTTCTACGTATGTTGTAGTGTTTAAAGTATGGATTATATAACTATGTTCTCCGCCAAGGTAATACAATCCATGTATAGCATCATTTAATGCTTTTAATATAGTTGCAGAGTTATCGGCATAATAAAGTACATTACTACCGCTACTCCATAATTTTTTATAATCATTTTCGCCCAATTCTACACCTCCATTAGTACGCATTAATTACAGATTGTGAATTAATCTATATCTGCTGGTCTTCCATTTGAAAACCAATTTAGTTTAAAATCGTCAGGAACATCAATTTCCAAACAACAAGAATAAGGAACATCGCATGCTGATATACGCATTGGCCAATTTGGTATTTTTGAACCTTCTCCATGCGGGGATATGCCAATTGTCCAGCAACCGTCATTAGGATGTATATAGTAGTGTCCAATTACGAATAGATTGCCTTCACTCGAAGTTATTAGGCATTGTATAGGTTTGTTATTGCTACAATTATCAACATCCTCATTGGTAATTGCATATTCTCCGAAAGTATCATCTGAATAACCGTAAAATTTTAATGTTTTCATAGTAATCTCCTTTACAGATTGTGTACTCAAGCCTGATATAATGGGCTTATACCATATTTTTCTTCAAGCTCAGCCGCTTTTTTAAGTATCTCTTCTTTTTTGCTTTCTGCTTTTTCCTTGAAGTCTGCGTCACACAGTACAGCACCTGTCCTACCATCTGTTATATAGCCGTAACATACGAACATTTCCCTGCCCAAAACCTCAGTTTTTTTACCCATCGCTTCAATCCATTCATATTTCCCAGCCGGATTTTTAATATGTTTAAAAAACTTATCTGGATATTCAAAACAATCGCATTCACCTTCTTCATTGATTTTCAATTCTTCGGTTACACATTCACCTTCTTTATAATATTTACAAACATCAATGTCACATTTTACTTTCATTTTTCCTCACCTTTCCCTTTTAAAATGGAATATCAACTTCGCTCATATCCACCGGAGTAAAATCATTTTCCTCCAAAGCACCTGTAGGCTTATTTTCAGCTTTTCCACCGCCCAAAAATTGCACCTCATCAGCAACTACCTCAGTTACATATCTTCTCTGTCTATTGCTATCCTCATAACTCCTAGTTTCAATCCGTCCGGATACAGCAGCTTGTCTACCTTTTATAAGATAATTTGCAACATTATCAGCCAACTTGCCCCATACCACAATGCTTATAAAATCAGCCTTTTTTTCTCCGTTGCTATCCTTAAAATTTCGATTAACAGCAAGTGTAAATCTAGTAACCGCTTTACCGCTCGGTGTAAAACGGAGCTCTGGATCTTGTGTCAGTCTGCCGATTAAAAATACCTTATTCATTTAATCATCCCTTCGCCCATTATCTAAATTCCTGAATTTCTGGAACTCTGCCAACCAGCCAAGCTCAACAGTACCGACGGCACCGTCTCTGTTTTTATTTATAATGCACTCTACAATACCTTTCTTACTGCTGTCGGCATTATAATAATCATCCCTATATAGCATAAGCACTACATCTGCATCCTGCTCCACTGCTCCGCTCTCCCGGAGGTCTGAAAGCCTGGGCCTCTTATTGTCTCTGGCTTCCGGTCCTCTGTTAAGCTGACAAAGTATAATTACCGATATATCCAATTCATTGGCCATTTTTTTAAGTTGCCGGGATATTTTGCTTAATTCCTGCTCCCTGCTGTTTGTCCTTTCGCCGCTTTCGATAAGGCCTATATGGTCCACTACAACTACATCAAGGCCCTGTTTTATTTTCAACTTTTTACATTCGGCTTTAATTTCCTGAATAGATATTTCGGATGTATCATCAATCATCAATTTTCTTCTGGATATTTCAGCCGATGCCCCGACTATCTTTGTAAAGCTATCATCACTGAGCCTGCCTTGCTTAATATTTTCAAGCCTTATCATGGTATCCGTAGACAATATTCGTTGCATCAATTTCTCTTTTTTCATTTCAAGAGAGAAGAAAGCGGCTGAATAATCTTCGGATACATTTGCAGCTATCCTCAAGGCTAATGCAGTCTTTCCCATGCTTGGCCTGGCTGCTATGACAATATAATCTCCCCTGAGTAAACCATTTATGGACTTGTCTATATCATAAAATCCAGTCTTAATACCAACTATGCCGCCGCCGTTTTTATAGTTTTTCTCAATCTGCTCCAATGTGCTGTTTATGGCTTCTTCGGCTGTTGCAAGCTTTTTATCTCGGTTTACGCTTAGACTAAAAAGCTTATCCTCAGTGTTTATCATTACATCCCTGGAACTCTGATTATCATCAAAGGCAGCATTATAAAGGTCATATGCTATATTACTGATGCTCCTCTTGTTAGATTTTTCTTTGACTATAGTTGCATAATCCTTTACATTTACACGGACACCGCCCTTAAAGAGTTCCCCAAGGTAAAGCATCCCACCGATATCTTTTAGTCTGGGCTGCAACTGCTCCCCAAGAGTTACAACGTCGATATTTATATCATCCTGATACATTTTAAGCATGGTATTGTATATAATACGGTTTTTGCTGTCATAAAAGTCATCAGGCTTTATAATACCTATGACATCATTAATGCAGTTTTGGTCTATAAGGATATTGCTTAAAATGCTCTGTTCCGCTTCTAAATTATGCGGAGGTACTTTGTATTCCATAGGCTACCCTCCTTGGCATTTGCATCTGTATTCTTCTTTTCCATCCTCTTTCACCCAGCCTGTATCCTTACAGAAGGGGCATATATATTCACCTTCTTTTTTCAAGGAGCCGGCATTGGGTATGTTATCTCCCTTTTTAGTTGGGCTTGCTCTGGTTTTGAGTTGTAGATTGTAACTAATCCACTGGTCACCTTCGTCCACAAACTCTGGCAAGCCATTCTTTTGCTTTAAAAATTTACCTAAATCCCAAGGATGCTTATAATAATAACCGTCATCGTCATATATCGTTGCATAGTTGCTTATGGCTTGGATTATTAAATCCTTACCGTGCTTTTTCAGAGCGGCATTAATTTTTGTTTTTAAATCCGGAGTGGGTTTATGTTGTTTTAAACATTTTGATTTCCAGTAATTTAAAATTTCACTTTCAACCGCACTATATATATTTTCTTTATATTTTGTTTTATTTTTTATTTCTTGGTTGGCGATTTCGCCAACTGTACCGTTGGCAGTTTCGCCAACCCCTTTGTTGTTACTTTCGCCGTTGTCTATTTCGCCAATGGCAGTTTTGCCGTTGGTTATTTTGCCAATAGGTATAACATTTTCAGTAGGGGGATAATCCATCCACTCAGTGTAATGTTTATTAAATCCGATTATCCTTTTACTGCCTTTTATGTTTTTATATATTATTTTTCTGTCGGTTAGGTCTTTTAGCTCCCGCTGGATGTTACGTTTATCGCATCCGGTGGCCTCAGCCAGAAAGGTAAGTGATAATTCGTGTTCTTTTCGTTTAAATCCATATGTATAGCGCCAAATTACAAATATTAATCTGTATTGAGTAGGACTGATTTTTATTTGCGCTATTTTCTCAAGTATCTCATTCGCTATAGCTGTATAACCGTTCTCTAACTGCACATTATCCAAATTATCACCTACCTTGTGTATCAATTCTGCTTTACTATTCATAGTTGTATCGTCTCTGTCGGGCTCCCTTAACCGTAATGTTTCTGCACCGATGATTAATTTGAGCAAACCTGTCCATCTCGTAAGCATCTGCATCCCTCTGGGCCTTAGCTTTAACTGTCTTATCCCGTCTAAAAGCAGATATAAACTGCTGCTTTGATAGCTTTGTCATGGTTATGCCTCCTTTACCGCATCAGTAGTGCCTGTACATAATTCCGGTAGATTTGCCCTTATTAATGCTTCAGGTATCACCGGCGAAACGGAGTTACCGCATCTTGCAACCTGCTGTGTTTTAGGATATGGATTACCTTTATCATCCCTGTCTATTATGTAGTCACTTGGGAAGCCTTGAGCTGCAAATAACTCATGTGGCTCTAGCATCCTCATTCCTATATCAACAATCTGATAATCCTTACCTTTTACAGTTATAATTCCGAATCTGTCTTTCGCTGTTATGGTCCTCAAAGGAGCATCTATTCTTTGGCCTATATCCTTATCATTACCGTAATAGCTCATTAAAAAGGTTCTGACCTCTCCTATATGCCCGGGGCCTGCAACGATAGTATTAAGTGGCTTATTTAAGGGTGTACCGTCACAGTTATTATTCATTTGTATAAGATGGCTTGTGACAAGTGCATGATGGTCCTTAGCTGTTATTGTATGGACAGGTGCATTGAGAGGAGCTCCGTCACCTTTATAATTACCGCCATAGTATTTTGTCAGGAAAGCGCATGTAAGCGCATATCTATTTGAGGTGTCCTGTGTAAGCAATGGCCTGTCTAATGTTTGTCCTCTCACATTGTCATCATAGCTGTGATATTGAGTTAAAAATGGGGTTACAAGCATATGCTCTGCCTTTGACACTATTGTTGACAATGGGTCCTCAATTCCGTGGAGCCTATCTCCTCCGCCTGTATGCCCCAGCTGTGTTATAACCGGCGTTACTATTCCAAATCCATGCTTTGCTGTGATAGTTGGCAAAGGGGCATTGATGGAGTTACAATAATGATGTTTCGCCCCTGAATGATTAACCTGCACTATAAAAGGCTCCGGATTATCAATTACAAACTTTTGTATTCCTTTGGCTATTCTCCGCAGGGTATTTTCTGCAAGTGGCTTCTTCCTCTCAAATATACTTGGGCAAGGAAGGGACCAGTCTATTATCTCCGCTGCCGTCCTCAATGGTTTTAATAATCCTGCATATACTTCCAGAGAGTCAGGGACTCCATGGGTCGGCTCTGGCCAAACAATCTTTTTACCATCACATCTGGCTATTAAAAACAATCTTTTGCGTATGGTAGGAGCTCCGTAATCACATGCTCTGAGTTCCCGCCAATCAACTTTATAGCCATATTTCTTAAGAGCCTTTATAAATAAGTTAAACGTCTCCCCTTTACGCTTTGGATCTGGGTAATTGTCTACCAGCGGCCCCCATGTCTTAAATTCCTCTACATTTTCTAGCATTATTACTCTTGGCCTTACTAACTTAGCCCACTTTATAACTACCCAGGCAAGCCCCCTGATGTTTTTATCTACTGGCTTGCCGCCTTTAGCTTTTGAAAAATGTTTGCAATCAGGGCTAAACCAAGCCAATCCTACAGGCCTGCCTGCACAGGCTTCAACTGGGTCAACCTCCCACACATTCTCACAGTAATGCTTTGTGTTGGGATGGTTAACTTTATGCATTGCTATAGCATAAGGGTCATGGTTTATTGCTATGTCTACCGGACGGCCTGTCGCCATCTCTGCTCCCTTGGATGCTCCACCACCGCCAGCAAAATTATCTACTATGATTTCCTGCATATTATCCCGCCTTTATACTTCATTTGCCTTAACTATTGTATAGACTTTCGTCAGACCTGCTATTAAATTTTCTAACTCTGAATTTTGAATGGTAAGATATTTATTATGCTCCTTTATTATCTGTACACAATCTTTACTGATTTTGTATTTAAAGTCTTCGCCTTCATAGATGGCTGATAATTTTTCAAATTTCTTTTTTTCTGGATGGATTTCTGCCGCCAAGGGTAGTTCTGCCAGTTTATTAAGTTCTTCAGTTGTTCTTTTAGCCATTACTAAGCCTCCTTTAAGTTTAAAAAATCAAACAATGTAGGCATGTCCACTTCCATGTCGGCAGCCTTAAGGTACCCTACGCCGTCCCTGAAATAATCTGTATTTAACTCTATACCATAACCCTCCCTGCCCATTTTCACGGCCGTAACAGGTACTGTCATAAGTCCGCCGAATGGGTCACATACAATGTCCTCCTTGTTGGAGTAACGGTTTATAATCCTCTCAACTATATCTATCTGTAGTGGGCATACATGCATTTGCAGTCTCTTTTGGCTCTGGGATGTGTTAAGTGTTTTCATCCTGTTAATATCATCCCAGATAGTATCATCCCAGCTGCCCGGAGCGACTACCATAAAGGATGCAGGAAGTTTCCCATCAAAATCAAGTTTTTTTGCAAGTTCCACATGCTCTTTATAGTTATATACTGTCCCCCGGCTATATTTGCGGTATGCAGCCTGCAGTTTATCAACCGGCATAGCCTCTAATTCTGCTTTTGTTAGCAGCCTGTCTCCGGATGTCCTGTAAAAAGAGTGAGCATCTATCTGCCATTGTGCCCTGGTGTATTCTTCTTTTGTTTTCGTTACAGGCTCATCCGCATAGGCCTTTGATGTGTCGCTTGGGAGCTTGCGGAAAAGCAGGATATATTCCGGGCATCCAACACCCATTTTAGAACCATCCTTGCATTGCTCACTCCATCCCAAGCGGTATGTCTGGTTATTCTCCCTCACAACATCTGTTAATACTGTAATGCGCCCCATATACCTAAAACCATGCTTGATAAAGTGGAAAACTGTTAAGTCGCTGAATGGGTCTAATGTCGGCATACCGTCACCTGTGGCATTGCCAAAGAGTATCCTATCTTTTACATGTATGGCTGCTATCCTGCCCGGCTTTAAGGTCCTGTAACACTCCGGAGTTAAATAATCCATTTGCTTAAAAAAGTTATCATTTCCCGGATTATGTCCAAAGTCATTGTAGCTTGCAGTATACTCATAATGGTTACCAAAGGGTATTGATGTATGTATCAGGCCGAAATAATTATCCGGTACTTGCTGCATTTCAAGGATGCAATCATTATTCACGGCCATAAAATGTTTGCCTTTAACTTCCGTTCTTTTCACCCCCATTGTTCTTTTCAATTTTTCAATTAAGTTTGTATTTGATAAGCCATATTTACGGATAATCTCCGTCATCTTAGCTGTCAGGTAATCATGTTGCTCCCACTTTTTAAGCAAAGCCTGCAGGATTTGCCGCTCACTCTCGGTGGATATGATATCTATGATGACCTGCTCAGTTTGTAAAAATCGGTATATCCTGTGTATGGCCTGTATAAAGTCATTAAACTCATAGTCTATGCCTGCAAATATTGCCCTGTGACAATGCCGTTGGAAGTTACAGCCTTGGCCGGATATTTCTTTTTTAGTAGCAAGCAGCTTTGTTTTGCCGTTTGAAAAGTCAATTACTCTTTTCTCTCGTATGTCGTAATCCAAGCTGCCGTAAACCTCCACAGCCTCAGGCAGAGCCTTTTTTATAGCATGTCGTTCAGCCTCCAGGTCATGCCAAAGTATAAAATGTTCATCCGGATTGGCATTTACTATCTCCGCCATTTTAGCCACTCTGGAGCCTATGCTTTCCCTTTTCTCCCTTGCTTCATCTTGCAAGGATAAAGCCGCATCTCTTATAAGCTTTACCTGACCGTCTTTATCGGTACCTGCCGTTGTATGATCCACAGGTATTTCATGGTATCTTATATTAAGTGGAGGCAAGTCATATCCCTCATCTGAGTATCCTAAATCTGACGGCTTGGTTATAAATAACGCCCAGCTACTCACCCATAGCCAGAATTCGTTTTCCTTGTGCGGATATAGGGTTAAATTATTGGCCTTGGTGCTATCACGCTGAAAGAACCGTGTTAAGGCTTGCCCGGTATCCATGATTTCAAGGAACCCTGCATAATGAATAAGCTCTTTGATTTTATTTGGTGAAGGTGTTGCCGTTGATACAAGCTTAAAAGGCACACCTTTAAATTTATTTAGAAAAGTCTGATATGTCTTGCTGCCATAGCTCCGTAATACGGATGCTTCATCCAGGGATACAGCCGTAAAGTATTTTGGGTCAATGTCCCCATCCCTTACGCGCTCATAGTTTGTCATAAGTATAGGTGCATCTGTGGATTTAACCTCTGCCATTGTACGGACATACACAGGAGGGTCAATCCTTAAAAGGTGTACTGCATCGTGTGTAAATTCCTGCTTTACTCCAAGCGGTAAGATTATAAGAGCCTGCCCCCCCATACGTTTAACAATAATGCGGCACCACTCCAGCTCCTGAGCTGTTTTACCTAAGCCGAAAGCTTCAAACAGTCCTCTTTTGCCGCCCTTTACAGCCCATATAACTGCATCCTTTTGATGTGGCTTAAGTATCGGATTTACTTCATCCGGTGATATTTCAAAGCCTGTATCCTTAGCTATATCTATTTTTGATTGTAAAAATTCAATATAATTCATTCTGCCCTCCTATTCCATGCTGCTATTGATTCCTCAACTGTCTCCTTTATGGCACTTGATAACCCACATTCGGGGCATATCACATAGCCCCACTCGTTAAGTTCTGCAGGAGCTCCACAGCATGGGCACGGTTTTAAATCTGTATCCATAAGTCTTATTCCTCTAAAAAGTTTGATTTTTTAAAACTTTTGATTTATAATAATTTTGAACTCTTTACATAGCCCTCTTAGATGGGGCCTTTTTTATTGCTCTTAAGCCTTCCCATGTCGGCTCCCGGCCTGATGCACTGCAAAAGTCAATGTAAGCTTTTAACGCTCTTATGCTCAATCAAATCACCGCCTCGCATTTATCAACTATCTCCTGCACTGTTTTTTTGCCAAGCAATCTTACTAAGGCTTTAACCAGACTCTCTCCCGAAAAGGAGCGTAGAATATATAACACTGCATGGTCCACATTAACCCATTCCACTTTATCACCGCCTTTCACACTTTCTTTTTTTCTGCTCCTGCACCTTGGGCAGACATAACCGGATTTAGGGACCTGCTGATATATGCTTATATTCCAGTGCTTTTTACAGCATGTACAGCGTGCGGTCATATTGAGTACCTCCTTTGAATTTTATATACTTGTCCATTCTTATCATTGATGGTAATATTTTTAAAAGGATGGTGTTTAATGTGTATTTTTATAATAGTAAAATTGGTTTAATGCAAATAAATCTAGATAAAGTAACAAACAGATTCATTTTGATTATTAATAACGTTTGTTACGGCACTTATCACTCAGCTAAAGCAACTGCAGATGATGTATATATTCATACCACTAGTTGTGACGAATGGGATATGCTGGATGGTGAAGTATATAATGTGCCTGATGATATAAACGGATGGGTTAAAAAACTTTACTGATTATCCGATATTTTCCTTATATGATGCATTATCCTTATCGCATCGCCTAAAGCATAGATTGCTACTGTATCAACTGTTTCTCCACTTTTAACTTTTTCAAGTGATTCTTGTACATAATCAAGATAGGTAAGTATAAAAGCCTCAATTTTTTCATTTATTTTTTCCACTCTCATCACCTCCTACATTTCTCTGTTTCTTAACTCCCTCAAATGGTAAAATCTATATTAAGGGAGGTGTACAATTGAAAGATATAAATAAGTTAGATTATGAGTTAATATCAATAATAAATAATTTAAAACATACTAACGTATCAACAAATTCTGCTTACAATGCTCCTATTGATAAGCAAAACCTAGAAAATTTAAAGTTAGAAATAGCAAACGCTTTGACCGACTTTAAAAATGCAATCATCAAATATTTGTCAGAATAATTACTGGTGCCGTTAGTAGCAGCTGACGGCATCTTCTATTTTGAACGTATTACACAATTTATAAGATTGCAGATCTGATTTACTATGTTAATCGCATTATTTACTTTTAATTCAATCTGAATGTTGGCATTTACATTATCTGACTGCAAGTTCTGTAAAACTTTAATTTGCTCATCTATCACTGTTTTATGGTCCATTCCCTCACCTCCTTAAATGGCTTGTACACCGGTAAAGGCTTACATTCCAAGACTTTTTACAGTTTGTGCAACGCGTGGTCATTTAGATGCCCTCCTTTGGCCAAGATAAAATCAAGTCTCCTATTTCATATGCGGCCTTAGTATTATCTAAATAGTCAATTATAACAATTTCTGGATTACTGCTAGTGTAGGCTACTAATCGTTCTCCTTTAAAAAAATCTAAGTAACCATTATTTACTTCAACGCTGTCAGGATAAGCAATTACGCATCCTTTTCTTGTTGATAGACGGATTTTTGGCATGCCGTATTTTTCAATATTTTCTTTAATTTCATCAATGGTTAAGGTTTCTTCCTGTTTCTGCTGTTCAGCCATTCTTTCACCTCCTTCTAGGCTTGTACATAGTTAGCTTATTAAGGCCTTACGCCTTTCTTTCGCTTCTTAGTTTGTTCATCAAGGCTTCTAACTGTATTGGCGTTAGCATTCTTTTGAGGATGTCGAGTGTAATCCTGGCTTGTGTGTCCTCAATTTCTGCCATTGCATCCGGATTATCCGGATATTCAAAAATTACTTTTATTGCCATGGTCTCTCCCTTTCACTCATATTTGAAGATTAGGATGTTATTATTTGCTACATATTATTCATACTGCTTGTACATTTTTATAAAGCAGCATCTGCTTCTAAGAAAGTTTTATGTACGTCTTTAAGCAACTTTTTAAGTATGTCCATCTTTTTAGTAAGATTTTCAACTTCCCCCTCGAGCTCAATTTCCTTTGATGTTTTGCCATACTTTAAAAAATTGGTATACTCATCTACATCCCTTTGGGAGCACCTTAGTTCGTTGCCGACGAGGAAACCATTTAATTTTTTCCTCTCAAATTCTTTTTTTATAGTTACAGTGGTTACATTAAACATTGCAGCAAGTTCTTTAGCTGTATAATATTTGAAGTCCACATCATCACCGCCTATGCACTTTTATATTCATTGCCAAATATCTCCTTTATGTCCACCCCAAAAGCAGCAGCTATTACCTTCTGACTGTCTCTCCTGGGGCATACTTTGCCTTTTTCCCAATTCCAGTATGCCTTCTGATTTGTTTGGCATTGTTCCGCTGCTTCTATCTGGGACCATCCTTTAATGGTCCTTAATATTTCAAGTTTTTTATTCCAGGCTAATCCCATAAATAGTTCATTCATTTTTTTATCACCTCTTTTAATTTGCTTTATTTAGCTTAGTTTTATTTTACGTAATTAATTACGTAATTACAACAATACACATACGTAATATTACGTCATATTGTGTCATTTAAAGAAATTACTGCATTGATTTCATTATTTATCATAAAATTACGCAATTTTCTTGACTATTTAACGTTATTTACGTATAATTACTTTATTACGATTAATAGGTGGTAGTTATGTTTGATAAGAAGGAAATTGGAAAAAAAGTAAAACAAGCTAGAGAAATTAAGAGTGAAAAAATTGGTTATAAGTTCACAGGGCTTATGTTGGCTAATGAACTTGGTCTGTCTAGGAGCTATATTGGGGATATAGAAGCTGGCCGCTCACCTGCCCCAAAAGAAGTTTTAAATAAAATAATAGAAATATGTGGATTGCCGCAAAATTATTTTGATGAGGATGATTTCCGTTCTTTCTCTATAACAGATGACGATGAAATAAATCAGTTAGAGCAGGAATTTAAATTAATGTTTCACAAAATAAAAAAGCTTTCATCAAGCGATAGGCAAAAAATATTAAAAATGATTGATATATTTGAAAAGGAGAACAATGAATAAAACGATTATTTATGAAGTAGCTTGTTTTATGAGACGCTTGGAAGAAGATAATTCTATCAGAATTACTTTTGAAAAGTTAGATAGTATTTATGGATTGCTTTATAAAGGTCTTAACGATAAATATCTTATTGTTATTAATTCAAATTTATCACCCGAAAAACAACTCGAAACCATATGGCACGAATCGAAACATCTATATTCCCATGACATGGAAGAAGGCGATATGGAAGTAATAGAGAAGGAGGCTGTTGAATTTAGTAAATATGCTTTAGAATACTCACCCGAAGTTTTATCCGAATGTAGAAATGCTTGGTAATTTATTTCTGTCCTGAATCTGTCCTGGAAGGAGGGTAAAATGTCAATACGTAAAATAGAAGAAGGATACTATGTTGAGGTTTATCTTGGAAAGGATCCTTTAACCGGAAAAAAGAAGCGAAAAACAAAAACATGTAAAACCTCTAAGGAGGCTAAAGCTTTTGAAGCTAAATGGCTGACGATGAGTGCAAATGGAGAAATAGAGTACGGAAGCAAAATGACGCTCAGTGATTACCTCGATTATTGGTATAAATCTTATGTATTGGTGCAATGTGCCTATCAAACTCAAACCAGATATACTACATTTTGTAACTGCATTAAAAATCATATAGGGCATATAAAAATTGATAAATTAGCACCGCCAATAATACAGCAGTTTTATAATAATCTGTTGGGGGAAACTAAAAAATTAAAAAACGGTACTGTAATTAACAGATATGCTCAAGGTACCGTTTTAAAAACCCATAAAATGCTCCATTTAGCCCTAAAATGGGCTGTAATCTGGCAGATGATACGTATTAACCCTACAGATAATGTTTCGCCTCCTAGTGACGATAAGAGAGAAATAGAAGTTTGGTCACTGAATGAAATAAAAATTTTTATGGATTTTATCAAGGATAATGCAAAATTTTTTAATGCAGTTACTTTGGCATATAGTACCGGCATGAGAGAAGCCGAGATATCCGCTCTTAAATGGGATGCAGTGGACTTCAATAGTCAAATTATAAAAGTAAAGCATAGCATGGTTGAAAAAAAGGGCGGTGTTTTAGTGCCTGAAACACCAAAAACTAAAAATTCCAAGAGAAATATACCAATCGACACCGTAACTATGGAATGGCTAAATAAATTGAAAGCTGCTCAGGAGGATGCATCAAAGGTAAATCATATAGACTATGAATATGTTTGCTGCTGGGAAGATGGCAGGCCATTAAGACCTCAATATATAACAAAGACATTTTCAAAGTGTGTTCAGTCCTGCAGCGATAAAGTAAAGACAATTACATTCCACGGTTTAAGACATACACATGCAAGTCTGCTGTATGATATCAAAGAAACAAGCAATGTAATATCTAAAAGGCTTGGTCATGCCCGGACATCTGTAACAGATGATATTTATATCCACATTAAAAAGGATGCAGAGAGAGCTGCGGCAGATAAGTTAGGACAGATTTTTAAGATTGGACAGATTTAG